ACAAGTATTGATGGAACGGAACTTTCATTTGCAGATGAGGGATGGCAAAATCTCACATTAGGATCTCAAAATCATTTTGATACTCCTAGAATGATTGCTTCTCAAATTAATGAAAATAATAAGATTGGGGCAGAAATACCAGCTAAGAAATCATTAGCAATGGAACTACTCTTAAGTAGTAATAACTCTAATGTTTCTCCTGCTATTGATATAGATCGAGTAAGTAATGTTTTAACTACAAACAGACTTAATAGTCCAGTTTCAGACTTTGCTTCTGATAGTAGAGTTTGTAAAACAGGACAAGATCCATGTGCATCATATGTTTCTAAAATGGTTGTTCTCAACAATCCAGCAAGTGAAATTACTGTTGAATTTTCTGCTTATAGATCACCAGATTCTGATATCAGAGTCTTCTATAAGACAATGACTGAAGGTACAGTTGAAAATAGTTTAGATAGAAATTGGGAACCATTCCCAGGCTATACTAATATAGATCAATTTGGTGCTGTTATTAATCCAACTGATAATAATGGACTTTCCGATCAGAAAGTATCTGCAAGTCTAGGAGGTGAATATAGAGGATACACTTATAGTACAAGAGAAATTCAACCATTCACTAAGTTCCAAATTAAGATTGATATGGTAGGAACAAATCAAGCCTTACCACCAATTGTTAGAGAACTTAGAGCTATCGCACTTGCATAATGTCAAATTTTGTCCCAGTTGAAGGTAGAATGGGTCTCTATAGAGATACTGATTCTACCGCTATAGTTAATAATAATACTCATGAATATAAGTCTTACATGGCTAGAAAAAAAGCCATGCAAGAAAAAAATAATGAGTTAGATCAGATGAAAGAAGATCTTGATGGTATGAAAGATGAGATGAGTGAAATCAAATCTTTATTATTGTCATTAAACCAAAAACTAAATACTTAATAAAATGGCAAAACAGGTAATCACATTTGATCCAGATGTTGCCGTTCCATATGGTTCAAATTTAACCATATATTCTGGCGCAGATTTTAACGCCGTATTTACAGTAAGGACTTCTGCTGGTTCTAGTCTTAATTTTACGAATTATACTGGAAAAAGTAATATGAAGAAATCTGTAATAGGAACTGCTAATACTTTTGGTGTGACATTAGGAACTACTGATGGTAAAGTTACCATTTCTATGGGTTCTACAGTTACATCAACTTTATCAGAAGGTAGATACTTGTATGATGTGAATGTAAGTTCTGGTTCGACTTTCTTCAAAATTGTTGAAGGGAATATTCTTGTTAAAACTGGTATTTCGACTTAAGGGGTAAATATGGCGCAACCAAGTTCTAGACAAGGATTAATAGATTATGCTAAAAGGCAGTTAGGATATCCTGTCCTTGAAATTAATGTCGCAGATGAACAGTTTCAAGACTTGTTAGATGATGCAGTTCAGATATTTCAAGAACGTCATTTCGATGGTATCGAGAGGATGTATCTTAAGTATCAGATTACAGATGATGATATAGCTAGAGGACGTGCTAGAGGAGCTGGTGAGAGTTTAGGTATAACGACAACAAGTGCTGTTGGTGCTGGTACAACATTCAACTTTGAGGAGAATACAAATTTCCTTCAGATGCCTACATCAGTAGTTGGTGTTAATAATATATTCAAAATAAGATCTGATACTGTTTATGATGGACTTTTTAATATTAAATATCAGTTGTTCTTAAACGACTTATATCAGTTTGGTTCTATTGACCTTCTACAATATTCTATGGTTCAAACTTATCTGGAAGATATTACATTCTTATTAAATCCAGATATGAGATATAGGTTTAATATAAGACAAGACAGACTTTATATTGATGCTGATTGGGCATCACTTACTTCTGGAGATTACTTTATTATTGATTGTTTTAGAATATTAGATCCAGAAGATTTCCCTAGAGTTTGGAATGATCCTTTTATTAAGAGATATTTGACTGCTACTAGTAAAAAACAATGGGGTCAAAATTTGATTAAATTCCAAGGTGTTCAGCTTCCAGGCGGTGTTCAATTAAATGGTAGAGAGATATATGAGGATGGTGTTAGAGAATTAGAACAACTTAGAGAGAAAATGGCTACTGATTATGAAATGCCACCTCTTGATATGATCGGTTAATAATATGGCATTAAATCCATTTTTTCTACAAGGGTCTACAGCAGAACAAGGTTTAGTTCAAGACCTTGTTAATGAACAGTTGCGAATGTATGGCATTGAGTGTCATTACATTCCCAGAAAATTAGTTACTTCTGCTTCAATAATGAGGGAAGTCATCGAATCAAGGTTCGATGAGGCTTTTCCTCTTGAGGCTTATATGGCTAATACAGATGGATATGATGGAAATAGTGATATATTAACTAAATTTGGTGTTCGTTCTACTGATGAAGCGACATTTATTATTTCTAGAGAAAGGTTTGAACAAGCTATTTCTCCTTTCTTAAAAGAAGATGGAGAATATACACTATCCAATAGACCTAAAGAAGGTGATTTAATATTTTTCCCACTAGGTAAAAGATTATTTGAAATTAAATTCGTTGAACATGAAAAACCCTTTTATCAACTTAAAAAGAATTATGTCTATGAACTTCAATGTGAACTCTTTGAATATGAAGATGAAGTTATTGATACTGATGTAACTGCTATTGATTCTACTGTACAAACAGATGGTTACATAGCCAGATTGGTTCTTTCTGGAATAGGAGCTACTGCTACTGCTAGTACTGGTGTTGTTTATAATGCAGTTAATAGAATATTTGTACAAGATGATGGATATGGGTATGCTGCTGCTCCAACAATATCAATTAGTACATCTCCTGGCACAAATGCAACTGCTGTTGCTATAATGACAGAAAGATCTGGTATTGCAACTGGAAAGTCTATTGATAGAATCTTAATGATTAACCCAGGCAACCAATACACTGGAATACCCACTGTAACGGTGCCTGGCACGGGTATAGCTACAGCGGGTATCACTACATTAGGTTCGGTTGGTATTGTTACTATTACCAGTGGTGGTTCGGGTTACACTACAACACCATCAGTAACTTTTGTTGGAGGTGTTTCTGGTGCTGCTGTTACTGCTACTGCTGAGGCTGTAATGGTTGGTGGTACTGTTAGATATATTCGATTATCAAATGCTGGTACAGGATATACTTCGGTTCCAACTATTAGTATTGGTGCTGCAACTACAATAGGAGATGGTGATTATATCTTTAATGAACCAGTTAGATTTGCTTCTTCTGGAGAAACTGCAATGGTTAAAGTTTGGGATGCAGGTTCTAAGACATTAGATATTTCTATGATTACGGCTATGCAATTACAAGTTGGTGAAAAAGTAACTGGTGAAACATCTGGAGCTGAATATATAGTTAAATCTGTTAGTTATAATCAACCAAACGATTTCCCAAATAGTGAATATGTTGCTGATCAATATAATGATAATCAAACCTTCCAAACAGAGGCTGATGATTTATTAGACTTTACTGAAGGCAACCCATTCGGAACGTTCTAAATAGTTAGAAAGCTTTGATATGTTAGGTACTTATTTCTATCATGAGATACTGCGAAAGACTGTTATAGGTTTCGGTACTCTCTTCAATAATATTAACATTCGACATAAGAATGATAGTGGGAATGCTTATAGTGTTCTTAAGGTTCCTCTTGCATATGGACCTATGCAGAAGTTCTTGGCAAGAATACAACAACAAGCAGATTTAGACAGACAGACTGCAATAACTGTGCCTAGGATTTCATTTGAGATGACAAGTCTTACATATGATTCTACAAGAAAAACTGGTATAACTCAAACATTTACTGCAAAGAATAATACTAAGGCAAGAAAGGTATATATGCCCGTTCCTTATAATGTTGGGTTTGAATTAAGTATAATGTCAAAATTGAGTGATGATGGACTTCAGATTGTTGAACAAATTCTTCCATATTTTCAACCATCATTCAATATAACAATTAATCTTATTGATTCAATTGGAGAAAAGAAAGACGTACCGATTGTTCTAGAAGGAATTGATTTATCTGATGATTATCAAGGTGGTTTTGAAAGTAGAAGAATAATTATTCATACTTTAAGATTTACTGCTAAGACACATCTATTCGGTGCTATTGCAGAATCCTCAGAAGGACTTATCAAGAAAGTTGATGTGGATATGTATGCTGATACGGATCGTAAGAGGGCTAAGAGAGTTCAGAGATATAGTGCTACTCCTAAGGCACTTAAGGATTATGATTCTGACAATACAACAGTTGTTGATGGTGCAATTTCTAAGGCAGTCACTAAGATTAAGTTGAGTGCTACAACTGATATTAGTACTGGTGAAAGGATTATTATTGATAGTGAAATTATGAAGGTCAGAACTAATGATACTGCGACTGCAACTCTTACAGTCTTCAGAGCTTATGATAACACTGCAGCTGCAGTACATGAACATAATGCAACAG